GTTACTCTTGCCATGGTAATATTATTTAAAAATTTTAGGTTAAGAATTAACCTATAACAAAACTATGTGGTGTTCCACCTTCAGAGAAATTATTAATTTCTTGGTCTAATCTTTCAATTTCTGCTGTGCCTTCATTTTTTAGTGCATCACCGTTCAATGTTGTACCACCTTGTGGTCCAGCAATCTGTCCAAATTTAGATCTTGCTTGTCCGAGCATTACTTTACAAACTGCAAGAGTATAATCTCTTATCCAAGGTTTAGAATAAATGTCTTTGAACAATGTTATGTCAGGTCTGTAATTATCAGTGTGTAACAATATAGATTCGTTGTCTGCTCTTGGTCTTTGTGTAATTGTCAAAGTTTTTGTTGCCACATCAAAATGGAACTGTATGAACGAACCAAACATTTTTCCAACTAACTCTTGATAAGATGCAAAAGCATAGTAAGTGGCTAATCCACCTGTTGCTCCTGCTCTTAACAAGTAAGTGTTAGTGTATGCAAGATTGAACGGTTCAAAAAGTGTACCACCTTGGCCACCTTCTGTACGAGAGCCTACCGTTCTTCTGTGTAATCTTCTCACGTTAATGATCTCATCTGGAAGAATATATTTGTTTTGGTCTTTTTTCAATGTCAAAAAAGCATAAGATTCTTCCACAGCATTAGATGATCTTTGTCTGTATCTGTTAATGGCTCGATCTAACGCAGTTTGGTAATGTTTTGGGTCTAATTCAACGTCAATCATACCCTCACCTAGGTTATTTTTAACGTAATCGAATATATCTTGTTGTCCTGTTTGTAGTTCTGACATACTCATATTTATAAGTTCTTGCAGTATCTATAAATATGTGTGTATGCCAAGATTATCTATTTTTAAACCGGAAAAAGGAAACGATTATAAGTTTTTTGATCGTAACATAAATGAGATGTTTCAGGTGGGAGGAACTGACCTAAATTTTCACAAGTATTTAGGACCGTATGATCAAGGAGACACTAACAAGGATGGACCAGCATCACCATCGCAACCCAATTATTCTGGTAGCAATATAGACGAATTAACAATACAAGATTTACTGTTTTTAGAGAACAGAGATAGAAAATATTCTTCAGATATCTATTCAGTTAGGGGAATATATAACGTTCAAGATATAGATTTTAACCTATCACAATTTGGTATGTTCCTACAGAACGATACAATTTTTGTCACTGTGCATTTGAATGATACTGTGGAAAGAATAGGTAGGAAACCTATGTCGGGAGATGTGTTAGAATTCCCTCATATGAAAGAAGATTATTCATTAGATGAGACCATACCAATTGCCTTGAAAAGATACTATGTAATCGAAGATGTGAACAGAGCCGCAGAAGGATTTTCACAAACTTGGTGGCCACATCTATTAAGATTAAAATGTAAAACTCTAGTAGACTCGCAAGAATTCAGAGACATTGTTGGAGATGCAACAACAGAAGGTTCACTTGCAAGTTATATGAGTTCGTTTAATAAAGAAAAAGAAATTAATGATGCGATAGTTAATCAAGCAGAAGCAGATGCACCTAAATCAGGATTTAATTTTAAACAATATTATGTAACACCAATAGATGAACGTGGTAATGTTAGAACTGACAACGTTAATTCTACAGAAAGAATAGCAACTGACAAACCAATAAATGCTACAATAGACACACCAGCAAGTTCAACTTATGGCTTTTACTATGATGGCGATGGTCAAGCACCTAATGGTTATCCTTCAGGTTTTGGCACATCATTTCCTACCTCAAATGTTAACAATGGAGATTATTGGTTGAGAACTGACTTTTTACCAAATAGATTATTCCGTTACGATGGTACCAGATGGGTTAAGGTTGAAGATTCTATAAGGTTAACTACAACTAACGACGACACAAGAAAGAATTGGAAAACAAAATTTGTGAATGCATCAGGAACAACTACTATCAACGGTTTAACTGTTGAACAGAGACAAAGTTTGACTGACGCATTAAAACCAAAGGCTGACAATTAATGCTACACTTTTACGAAGGTCAAATAAGAAAATTTGTCACTCAATTTATTAGAGTATTGAGTAATTTTTCTGTGGAAACAGGAAAAGCAAAAGACGGTCAAGTAAATTTAAGACAAGTGCCAGTCATTTACGGAGATATGACAAGGCAAGTAGCAAACATAATCAAAAATAATTCAGAAAACTTTTTACAATCGGCACCAAGAATTGCGGCATATGTTTCTGGTTTGGAATACGACAGAGAAAGAATGCAAAATCCATATCATATAGAAAAACAACATCTTAAAGAAAGGCATTTCGACGATACTACAAAACAGTACACAAACAAATTGGGTGCGGGTTATACTATTGAGAAAGTTATGCCTTCTCCTTTTAGACTAAATGTTACGGCCGACATATTTTCAACAAACACAGATATGAAATTACAGATCATGGAACAAATTTTATATCTTTTCAACCCCGATTTTGAGATTCAAAAATCTGACAACTACATAGATTGGACAAGTTTAAGTTATATTGAATTGACTGGAGTTACATTTAGTTCAAGAACTATTCCAGTAGGTGCTGATACAGAAATAGATGTTGCGACATTGACTTTTTCTATGCCAATATGGTTGTCTCCGCCTGTAAAAGTTTCTAAATTAGGCGTCATACAAAAAATTATTATGAGCATATATGATGATTCAGGCACAGGTGCATTGAATAAAGGACTGATAGATGGAACTCTAATATCAAGAAGTTACATTACACCGCAACAATACAATATTTTATTAATGGGTAATCAATTAAGATTGTTAGGATCAACCGGATTAAAAGATAGCACATCGGCAGGCCCTGGATATTATACAGGTACCACAAATAAAACAAGTTTAGATCCTTTTGAAACATTTGGTCCACCGTTAAATTGGAATATTTTACTTGCACAGTATGGTCAAATAACAAACGGTACATCACAAATTAAATTACAGCAAGAAAATGGAAATGAGGTGGTTGGTACAATTTCTACATCAACATTAGATGAAACTATTTTACTTTTTAATATTGATTCTGATACAATTCCAGCAAACACTCTTACATCAGTTAACAAAATTGTTAATCCTTTAACCTTTAATCCCGGCACTGTTGCCAATGGAACGAGGTATCTGATAATTGACGAATTAGGAGATTCAACTACATCATGGGGTGATATTGAAGCAAGTGTTAATGACATCATCCAATATAACTCAAGTACTAGCAAATGGTCTGTTGTATTTGACGCTTCTGATCCTGACTCTACACAACATTATGTAACCAATTTAAACACAGGAATTCAATATAAATGGAATGGTGTTGAATGGCTTAAATCATATGAAGGTGTTTATATTGCTGGTAAATGGACCATGGTGTTAGATGGCGGTAGTTCTCAATACGATCCAAGCACTGACGTTAATAATCCATAGACTTAAAAAAATAATATTGTTATAATAAAATATGTCAAATAGTATAATATGTTCTGGTGCATTATTTTACGCCACTAGTACGAAAAGATTTTTATTTTTACAGAGAACAGATAGTAAAACAAAAGGTGCCTGGGGACTGGTAGGCGGAATGACCAAATATAATGAGTCAGCATTCGACGGTTTAAAAAGAGAAGTAGAGGAAGAAGTTGGTAAAACTCCATCATTCAAAAAAGTAATTCCTTTAGAATTGTTTACATCAAACGATCAAAAGTTTAAATTTAATACCTATCTAATTGCTATTGAAAATGAATTTCTTCCAAAACTAAACGGAGAACATTCGGGATATTGTTGGTGTGCTTTTGAATGTTGGCCAAAAAACTTACACGCCGGCCTTAAAAATACTCTTAATAATAAATCAATTAGGGGTAAGTTACAGACTGTTTTAGATTTAATTGTTTAACCAGCACTAATTTTTAAAGTACCATTATCGTTCCACAGTTGCCCTGCATTGTTAGGATCACTTGTTGGCAGGTCTGATACCATTACTTTGCCCGAGTCATTGATCATTACTTCGCCACTGGAGTCAGGGAATTCTACGTTCCGTCTTGTTGTGGATTTTCCTTTTATTCTTGTGGTCTTTCCTGTGGAACTTTTCAGTACCAAAGGCAGGTCATTGAAGGCAAATATGCCATCTGGTTGTACGACCAGTAAATTTTTGTGTTGTCCTGCTTTCCTACAAGTGAATTCTATTGCAGAATCGTCTTGGCCAGTTGTTGTGTCTTTGATTTTTACACCTATGCTGGCATATCTAATTGTGTTTCCTTCACTATCATTGCCTTTAAATTGAATCTTACCCAGTGCATCATTGTTGGCCGGAGACGCACTATCTCTAGTTAGGGTCATGTGAGGTCCAGGAGCATTGGTATCCGCTTTTGTGACTAATAACAAATTGTTTTCACTAGTTGATTTATTTCTTACTACCAGTTTGTGATAAATTTGTTTCTTGTGAAAGTCTGGATCACTACTCGTGATCGGTTTTCCTTCAGGATCGTCATCAGCAACTTTTAAAAGGCTGTAAGTTTTTTTTGCCATTATTCCTCCTTGATATATTTTTTACCTGTTAATTTTTCGATATCCTTGATCATTTCTTCCATGTTTACTCTCACAGTTTTTCCTGTTTTTTTATTTCTTGAGAAGTATTCCCACTCACCTTTTTCGTTGTGCGGAGATATTTTAGTCACGTTACCCGCTTCGTCCTGAACAAAAACTTCAGCACTTGATGAGTCATCTTTAGCATATATCTGTGCAATATCGGAAGACGTTGATGGATCACCTGACAACACACCCAGTTCAACGTGTCCTGTAACCCTTAAACTTGTATCATTTAATAATTGTAATGAGTCTGATCTAAATCTACCTGAAATGTTTTGCGATCCATTTTTCATGAATGCAAATTCTAAGATACCATCCTCACTGCCATCACTTGCATCTAGAATCTTACCTGATATTTTTGCGTAATTTACTTCTTGGTCGTTGTCATTCTCACCTTTGAATTTGATCTGTCCTATGTAATCAGCATCTGCCGGACTTGAACTGTTTCTCTTTAATGATATAACTGGTCCTGCTGAACTTGAATCTTCTGTTGTAGTAACTAATAAAGCGTCATCCGTTGATGTGTTCGTGATTGATGCACCTGTAGTGGTTGTTTCAAAAACAGTTGTACCATAATGTTTTAATTTTACTGCACCAGTAGAACCATCTGCTACAACATACTCAGTTATTCCACCACTGCCGTCATCTGTCGAAATTACAACATCCTTGTCATTGGCATAAGTTCTGATGTTAATATCACCTGTTGTTTCGTTGACATTTAGGTTAGTGCCTGTGTGTTTTATATTTGCATCTGCGTCTGAACCAAGTCTTATCTCAACACTGTCATTAAATTTGTAGTGTCCTGTAATTGTTGGTGTGCTAGACTCTGTTAAAACGTCTGTACCCGGACTCGAAACTTCTCTTTTTAAATTTATTCTATATGCATTTACAGTAGTTGATCCACCACTTGACGAAGCGGCACTCAACGTTACAATATCACCCGATAGTGCGGCCGTGAATGTTAATTGGTCTGTGCCTTTGGTTGAAAGTGTCGGACCTGTAGAAACATATGCGTCTGTGCCATCACTCACAACTGAAACTTCCGATATGCTACTTTCATCTTCTGAACTATTGTGTGCTACAACATAATAAAAGGCACCGTGTGCATTGGATAAATTGAATGTGTCTAGTGCAGTAGAACTAGATGAAATTGTTGTGGCACCTATTTTTTTGTAGTTGACTCCTGTTGTTTCGTTCTCTGAATCCGTTAATAATATTCTGTGCATTTTAACATTTAAGTTTGCTCTAGCACCTGTACCTCTTAACCTAACGTCATTGCCACTTATGTCCGTTGATAATGTTATCAGTGAAGTTGAACCTGTTCTTGTTGAGTTGTAAGAAACTATTTTAGATGCACTGCCGTTGTGTACAACCATACATTCTATCGCTTCTAATTCATTGTCTGTTGTGTCATTAACTGAAATAAAATATTTTGCTCCTCTGTGAGATGCGTGTGCGAAAGTATCTAAATTTTCAATTGCACTGTCAACATCTGCATTTATAATAACTTTAGTGTTACCACTTGTAGCGGCCGAACTATTATCACCTAAACTTATTTTGTATGCAGACAAACTGTTAACGTTTGCGTTACCTGTTGCTTGTAGGCTCAGTGTTCCTGAGGATATTGCGGCATCGAAAGATTGTCCTGCGGTTGAATCTGATCTTGTAATACCTGATGTTGAAACAAAAGGTGTTGTGTTGTTGTGAACTGTCAATATTTTCTGTGTTGCGATCTGACCATTTACTTCATCTCTTGACACAACATAATACAAGCAAGAATCAAAACTTCCTGTTGCGTATGAATCAAATGTTGTTGCGGAAGTTCTTATTCCTGTTTTGTTTAATATTTGTATTGTCGTATCGTCTGAAATCTCTATTTCTGGACTATTGCTTACGAAACTTAAAGTACCAGAACCGTCAGTTCCTAAAACTTGATTAGCAGTTCCATCTGATGATGGATATAATATTCCGCTTATGCTTACTTTTCCTGAACCATTTGCACTTAATTCTAGATTGGCATTTGAAGAATTTGTTTTAATTGTGTTGTCTGTGATGCTGATGCCATCGTCGACATTCAAAGTACCTGTTACTTTTGCTCCGGCTTGTTGTGCTCTGAACACTTCTGTTAAGCCACCTGCCACTGTGAACGTCTGGAATATCAATTCGTTTGCTGTGCCATCTGTACCATCGAATAGTATCTTCGATCCCGAAACACCTGCCTGTCCTATGAAATCTATGCCAGGGACGTTGGCGTTGTCTGTTCTTTGTATTTTTACAAACGGTGTGCCACCTTTAACAAGCACATTACTTTGCATTTCAACTTGCCCTGAACCGTTGGCCGATAATTCTAAACTTGAATTCGATGTGGTAGTTTTTATTTCATTTCCTGTTATAGAAATGTCTGCTGAACCATCTTTGTCCGCCCAAGTAACAGTTCCAGAACCATCTGTTGTAAGTTGCTGTCCTGCCGAACCATCAGATGTAGGAAGAGTGTAAGCATTATTGACGTTAATGCTTGATCCTCTTATTGTTCCGTTTACGTGAAATGTTGTTGCTGGTTCTGAGGTGCCAATTCCTACTCGTGAGTTTGTTACATCTAAGTATAACAGGTTTGTTTCAAATGCAAGATCGACTCCATTTCTAGTCAAGTTAGACTTTAGGACCGATCCAGATATACGACCAATGGCCATACCTTGGCTCCTCTCTAGTTTATGTTAGTACAGCAAACGCCATACACAGCCTCGTTATCATTGCCGGCTGACAGCAGTATTAGTATTTATACGGGCATAAAAAAAGGGCGACTAAAAAGCCGCCCTTAAAATTATTGTATTTTGCTTAAAATTAGTTGTTTGTTCTTACAACTGCATTTACAAGTCCAATACCGTCATCAGTTTTTGCCTCTAAAGCTCTACCAATAACGTGGAATGGATTAATGCTGTCAGCACTTGTGATTGCTCTTGCAGTACCTTTTACAGTTGAACTTACTAATCTGTCACCTTTGTTTACTTGACCGATAACTCTAACTGGAGTTCTACCTGTCATTGCAACAAATGGATGAGATTCGCTGTTACCTGCGTCTGAGTTCATCATGAATGCTGGTTGTGTAGAAATAACACCAAATACGTTGTCAGATAAATCACCGTTTACTTCTGTGATCTCTGCTTCACCGCCTAGTGATACAACTGCACCTTCTGACATAGGAGCGTCTGCTTCGAAACGCTCGGCAACGTCCGCGTATGACGCCGAAGTCGCTTGTGCGTGTACAATGTTAGCTCTTATATCAACTAGTGATTTGTCATTTAGTTCGTTTGCAGATCTAAATGCAGTCCAGGCACCACCCGCGTTACCGTGAGTAGATGTTCCGTCATCTGCGAATGTTTCATCCCAAACCCAAAACAAGTCTTGTTCTGTAGCCGAAGATGTTCCACCTCT